TACAGCAGGCTCAGAGCAGTCAGTTCTGCTCAAAAGGCTCTACAGCCAAGCCAGATTGGGTCAGTCAGGCCTAGGAGCAAGCATCTGGGAGGCACCAGAGGAACTGGACTACTCAGACGACAAGAACCTAGCCACAGGGCTATATGCAGCCAATCCATCTCTGTACGCAGGACGCATGAACATAGACAGGGCGGTAGAGGAATGTAGATCAGTACCTGAATCAGAAATGATCAGATACAGACTCAATAGATTCGTAGCAGCAGAGAACCCATTCCTACCTGCATCACTCTGGCTCAACTGTGAGCAGTCAGTACCAAGCAACAAACCACTCAAGATTGCTATTGATATTGCCCCAGGATGGACAGCAGCAAGCATCGCTTGTGCATGGGAAGAAGACGGCAAGATTCACACAGACCTGATCTGCTCAGTAGTGAAGCCACGCTTTGACAAGTTCTATGACCTGATTGAGGCGGTATTCCAACAGAACTCCATCTCAGAGGTAGCAATCAATACCTATGCAGGTAATGAGATCTACACAAAGATGAAAGAGCGAGGTATCAAGACATACAAGATTCTCAAGCGTGATGACTACTCAGCACCAGCATTGTTCTATGGAGCATTGGCTGAAGGACGTATCTGTAAGCCAAAGAATGATTTGTTGGATTATCAGATGTTGAGAGTGACACGTAAAGAGCAAGGTAATGACTACAGATTAATTAAACCTAGTAATGAAGTTGACATTGATGCAGCCATGGCAACTGTCTATGCAAGTTACCTCGTACTCATTGAAGATCGGGAAACAGTTCAGGTCTTTTAGCGTAATTATCACGGTAAAATGTAACTAGGTAATAACAATGGGAATATTTAATCGACCACAGAAACTAGAGGAGCGTGCACAAGACATAAGGTCACGTACCAGCCCAGGCGGCGGTACAGGAGTGGGTGTGATCCCACCAGCACGATCTGATCTATCTCTAAGTGACGAGACGGTCATGTCACTTGGAACCGTATACCGCTGTGTCTCCATTATTGCTAACACGATTGCTCAACTCCCGCTATCTGTCTACAGAGGCGAGGAGGAATTAGAAGGAGTTGTCTTAGCAAACCGACCTGATATCAACCTTCCAGGTAATGACTTCTGGTCAAGCACAGCGTCCAGCCTTGCCCTCACAGGCAACGCATACTGGTACGTAACACGCAACCAGTCAGGGGATGTAAAGAATCTAGAGGTACTTAATCCTCGTAACGTCATCGTCAATCAAGATCCAAACAAGATTGGCGCACCCATCACCTATGACTACGGTGGCAGCAGACTACGTAAGCCAAATATCAGCCATATAAGGCTCATGAAACTCCCTCACAATCCAAAGGGGCTTGGTCCTCTTCAGGCTGCGAGGGGGGATATCGAAAATGCCCTGCGACTGCGAGAGTATTCGAACTCTTTCCTATCCCATGGAGCCATACCTACTGGTGTTTTGAGTAGTGACCAGTTCCTCAACTCAGAACAAGCAGACGCATACAGAAGTGCTTGGACAGAGGCTCAAGCCTCCCGTGGACTCGCTGTACTAGGTGCAGGACTTAGTTACTCTCCCATTTCTCTAAGTCCAGAAGACCTACAGTTTTTAGAGAATCAGCACTTCAACCAGTTGCAGATTGCAAGGCTTTTCGGTATCCCATCAATCTTCCTTTCCATAGGCATTGAGGGTAGTTCACTTACCTACGCAACTACTGAATCAATGGCCCTGTTGTTCCTACAGACCACACTTTCTGAGTACCTCGTCTCCATTGAAGAAGCATTCACACAGTTGCTTCCCAGAGGCCAGGTTGCCAAGTTCAAGTTGGAAAGTCTGTTGAGAGCAGATCTAGCCACTCGTATCAGCGCATACGAGAAGTTGATCGACAAGCAGGTGTTAACTCCACAAGAGGTTCGCCTTATGGAGGGGTACAGCCCAGAGGTACGTGGTGAGTTCTTTGCTCCCACTCCTCTAATGCAACCAAAGGAGAACTCAAATGATGAACAACTATGAGTTTGAAATCAGGGAGGCGAACCAAGAAGAGAGAACTCTGTCTGGTATCGCTGTCCCATTTGACCAAGAGATTGAGGTAGGTGGCATCAAGGAACGCTTTGAGCGTGGTGCTATCTCATCAGTCCAAGACGTAAAACTGTTTTACGGTCACAAGATGCCAATCGGCAAGGTGACTCGTGGTGAAGATACCGAAGACGGTTACGTCATTGAAGCACGTATTAGTGAGACCCCAAATGGCGATGAGGTACTAACCCTCATGCGTGACGGGGTACTCAACAAAATGAGCGTTGGCTTTGCTCCTCTCAAAGATCGTAAAGAAGAAGGAGTAGTAGTCAGAGAGTCCGTTGATCTCAAAGAAGTATCAATCGTGGCTTTTCCTGCTTACTCCAACGCTGACGTTCTCTCTGTAAGAGAACAAGAAGACTCTCAAGAAGAAAATAAGGAGGCTCTAATGAGCGAAGATACAAACACAGAAATCGTAGAGGTTCGTGGACAACTTGACGACTTGTCACGAGAGGTCGCAACCCTACGTGAGGCTGCTCCAGCAGCAACCAAATCTCCTTCATTCAACACATACGGTGACTTTGTAAAGGCCGTAGTTCGTGGTGATGAAGACGCACTTGAGATGACTCGTGCATACGCAGGAGCCGTTGTTTCCCCAGAAGGCCCCGACTCAATCGGTCGTGATGCCTGGAGCAACGAGGCTCTACTACTCGTAGACCACGGTCGTCCCTCACTAAATGCATTCAGAAAGTCAGGACTACCTGAGGCAGGTCTCAACATTGATTGGCCCCAGGTTTCCGCTAACACACTTGACGTAGACGTTCAGGCTGCTCAGGGTGACACTCTCGTATTCGGGAAACTCTCACTCGCAACCATGACTTCACCAGTCAAGACCGTTGGTGGTTGGACTGACATTTCACGCCAGACCATTGAGCGTTCCTCTGTTGCTTATGTCGATGCCGCATTCCGTGCAATGGCTATCGAATATGGCAAGCAGACCAACGAAATGTTCATTGAGAACCTAGAGGCAGGCACCTACAACACAGCAGACGCTTCAGCAGGAACCGCTGAGGCAGTCGTAGACGCAGTAGCAGACGCTGCAATCAGCATCTACACCGCTGCTGGTGGTCGCCCTCAGTTCATTCTCGTTTCACCTGACAACTACAAGATGCTAGCCACCTTGTTCGCTGTCGATGGTCGTCCAATCGTTGGTGGGGATTCCCCAGTCAACAACATTGGCAATAGCAACATCCCCGTTCTATCTGCCAACATCCTTGGACTTCCTGTCATTGTTGATCCAGCCCTAGACGCAGGCAGCATGTACATCGCTAACAGCGAAGCAATTGTCACTTGGGAAGCAGGCGGCGCACCATACCGCTTGAGCGATGAGGATATTACTAATCTTACATCCCAATTCTCAATCTACGGGTACATCAGTTTCGGAACCATCTACCCAGAGATGATTGTCAAGGTGACTACAACCGTATGATCTCACCAGATGATCTCTTGACATATGTCGGAGGGAACGCAGCAGATTTAAACTTCATTGAGACCTGTCTTGATCAAGCGATTGAGTTAGTAGATGCGTATGTGGCAACTACTGACGTACCAGAGTCCATTATGGACAACGCTTATATTCAGGTAGGTAGTGAACTTTACAATCGTCGTAACGCTCCCTCTGGCATTGCTCAATTCAGTTCATTTGATGGATCACCTGTCAGAGTCGCAAGAGACCCGCTAACAAGTGTCTACAGCATTCTCAACCGTTACGTAGTAATGGGAGTTTGATGTGAACACACTCAAGTCAGCGAGACAAGAGATCAAACTTTTGCTTGGGGGGGTAGATGCCCAGGTTTACGAAAGTATTCCTGAACGCCCTGCCCCCCCTTGTGTCGTAATAGAACCAGCCAGTCAATACATGGGCCAAGGTCAAACGTTCGACAACTTCAATGTTGGTTTCAATCTCGTCTTGCTTGTAGGCAAGGGATCTAACGACATGGAGACAGACTCTTTAGACCAATTGATCTGTGACTGCATTGATGCCGTGGATACATGGTTCGTGGACAGCGTAGATCAACCAAGTCAGTTTGAAATCAACGGTAGCGAGTTCCTTGGGACACGCATGGAGATTACTGCTGACAAGACTTTTACTACTTAATTAAGGAGGCCAATCATGGCTAGAACAAGACTAAAGGGTAAGGGAATTACCTTTACCTACGAAGGTACTGAGTACCAATGTGACTTGACTTCTGTTGTCCTAGAGAAGGCAGCAGCAGACGAGGGCACCACAGACTCAACCGTAACTTTCTGTGACGTTGATTCAGGCGCAGCCACAGGTGATATCTGGAAGATGAACATCACCGCTGTTCAGTCAACTGACTACACAGCAGAGAAGGCACTACACATGCTCATCTGGGATCTCGCAGCAGCAGGCGGCGAAATGGCGTTCGTCTTTGCCCCACATGGCAACGAAAACCCAACAGTTGAGCAACCACACTTCACAGGATCAGTTCTCGTACCAGCAGGCGGCTACCCATCAGTCGGTGGCGATGCAGGTGAGGACACATGGACATTCGACTACGAATTCACCGTTAAGGACGACGTAGTTAACAGAGTTGGTGACGCAGGGGCTTTCGTAGCAAAGACCGCTGTCAAGACTGACACAAAGTAACACTCTCTCCCTAGTGGGTGGGGGCGGTCCTAGAGGCTTCCCCCACTCATGGAGAGCAAACAAACTAAGGAGAAGAAACATGCAGATTGATGAATTAACACTAGGAGAAGTGGAAGAAGTAGAGGCTTACTCAGGATTGCCATTGGCTTCAATGACAGAGACTGACCAGCCAAAGACGAAGTTGCTAATTGCATTGGCATATGTCATCAAGCGTAAGACAGATCCAAAGTTCACCATTGAACATGCCAAGCGACTAACAATGAAGGACTTGAACGAAATTCTTGATATTGGAGATGATGCTGAAAACCCTACGAAGAAGTAGCAGATACCTATTACCAACAAATGGGAATCTTCTGTTACCACTTTCGTATGACTCCTGCTGAGTATCGAAACCTGACTCTAAGAGAAAGAGCAGCAATGATCGAAGCGTTGTCAGGGGATTCAGACGACGAAGACGATGAGTAGCGTAAAAGGCTTACAGGTAGAAGGTCTGTCACGAACCATTCGCCAGATGAAGAAGTTAGGCGCAAAGAGTGAA